GCGATAGCCAATCGCCTTGCCCTCTTTATAACCATCGCTTCGACCGACATAATAGCCACAAGTCAAAAAGAAAATGTGGGTGATTAGCAAGATTAATTGCAGAACTGTCATTTTTTGCTCCCGTTAGGGAACTACTGTGCTTCGCTCCCTGCCCTAAGAGTGAGGCAATGGGCAAACATGGTCAAGAATCCCGCGTATCTGTCGGCGTGTCGGCTCGCTTTTCGGGCTTATCTTTCAAGCCATTTGATGCCAATACCGATCCCAGCGCTCCGGTAAGAAACACAGTCAAGGTTGTAAGTAGTTCGATAAAGGCTCGATCGTTGGGCGCTTGTGCCCCGATTGGCTGGGTAACAAATATCAATGCATACAACATTCCAAGTACCGACATGGCAAATACCAGCGCAAGGCATATGCCGATGAATACGATGAGGCGGGCTTTGAGCTGTTCATTGGTTAATCTAGGGCGTTTTTGTCGCACTGTAAGCATCTCCATATAAGTCTTGAGTGCAGACTCCCGTAGCAACACACTCCGGCGGATTACATTCAGGCTTTTGCCAATTTTCGTATTCTTGGCAGGGATACCTGACCCATCCATCATATTTACCACAGCCAGACAGCCCTACAGAAAGGCATAAGATTAGGGCTGCCCAGCGTGATTTTCGGGTCACTTCCCCTTGACACCGAAAGCTGAATCGTTGGGATTTAACCAGCGCAAAATAACCGGCAATACAGCTGCGACACCAGCTGATGCGATTGCTTTTGGATCAGTTACCCCAGCCAAATAAACTGCGATTGCAGCTGCTAAAAATGATCGTGCCCATGATGCGAGCATTGCTTTGGCGTTTTTCATTTCTTTGTCTCCTTCTTGAATTTGGATTTCTTTGGAGAAGCCTTAGCTGCTTCGATGATTGGGTATTCACCCTTATATGGCACATATTTTGGCCGACCATAGCCCACGATCTCTTTGCCATCTGTGCGCTGCTTGACCATGACCATGCCGCCATTGCGTTGATCGCCTGTGCCGGATGTGTTGCCTTCGATGGTCGTAATGGTTGAGCCATCGATGCCCACGACTATCCCGACATGACTGATGCGATCTACGCCATCATGCGGGAAGTCCATAAAGGCTAAATCGCCCAGTTCAGGCTTTGTGTGCCAGCGTGCAATTTCTTTGAATTTATGAGCGCCCACAGCTGTGCCAACGACCGAATGAACCTTGACACCAGCTTGTGCTAATACCCAATTACAGAATGAGCCGCACCAAGCCAGCCCGTTGGCTTTTGTGAATTCGCCATATTTGGTCAAGTTATCCGGTACTTCGACATAACCAACCTCGCCATGTGCGATGTCGATTGCAAGTGCTGCTGTGCCTAGAGGATATGTCATGACAATAGTAATTTAACATCATCAATGGTTATGCCTAAACGATCCAAAATTGCTTGCTTTGCCGCAGCTGCTTCAGCTTCTTGCTTGGCTTTCCATGCCGGATAAGCTGCAAATCCATCAGTAAATTCTTTTTTTGTGATTTTGACAGATTCATCGACCCATGTTATTCCTTCATATTGATCGCCTGAAATAATCCAGCCGCCTTGCGGAATAAGCATTGACAAAACTTCTCCACCATTAATCATTATGCACCTATTTCCATTACAACTATTGTTGAGGTTGAGTTATCTTTTTGCACATATACTGTCGCAGATGCGTTTGTATTCTTAAAAGTTGTTTTGTAAGTAGTGGATGAAGTTGTCGCTGGTGAGTCCAAATATCCATAAGAGATTGAACCGATGTTTAAGTCTAATAATGTACCGGTAAATAAGCCTCTTGATAAAGCCAAAGAGGTCGCACCACGATAGAGTTTCAGCTCGATTTCATTGTTCACATTGCCAGCGGTTTTGTAAATCGATGATTGATTGACCAAAACCAAAACTTTACTAGTTGATGCTGTTGGCGTGATGCTCACTGTCAGACCAGTATCTGCTTCGGTTGTTGTTGAATTTGATGTGGATGTTGCGTATGTGGCTCCAACGACTTGCAACACTTTTCCACCACCAGCGGCAGCCGCCCATTTCAAGCCAGTCGCAGTTGTTGAATCGGCAGTTAAAACTTGTCCATTTGTGCCAACTGCTAATCTTGCCGGCGTATCAGCTGCTGTTGCAGTAATCAAATCGCCTTTGGCATCAAGAATTGTTAATGGATCAACTGCAACCCAAGTAAAATCCATATCAGTGTTACTATTTTTGGATAACACTTGGCCAGTTGTGCCACCTTTGAGATCAACCATTGATGTGTCAATGTTGTTGCCAAGTGTGCGCATTGCAGCTGCGCCATCCTTGACCAAATCTGTATCGGATGGAATAGTCCATCCAAAGTTGGTTGTGGTCGTTGCCATATATGCTCCTTATGCCACGATTGTGGCTTCATTCCAGTCCAGTGTAGTGCTTAAGGTGTTCCAAGTCTCACTGACACTCACATCATCCCATTGCATCGATTGCAAACTGAAGGCAGTAGGTGAGACATTCAGTGTGAGATCAAGGCGGTTGTAACCAGCCCTGAAAGTCCAGCCCTCGACAAATCCTTGAAAGCGACCATTGACCATATTGGTCGGCAAATCTGTTATGTCAATCGGTAAGCCCATAAATACGCCAATGAGCGCATTGCGGTCGCTGTCATCAATTTCAGGATTGCCTAAGCTGAAAGTAATTGAATCAAAGACATCTTGCGGCCATGCGCGAATCCCTAGATAAAAATTGGCTTGTGTTGTGGCATCAGCTGAATTGTGTAGTGTAGTTGTAATGACTTCACCTTGTTGGCCATATTGCTCGATTGATGTTGCATCCACCGCTGAATTTGTACCGGATCGCCACACGATTGACACGCTATTGCGCAAGTCTCCTAGACGGCGAATGGTGCGAATCCCTTGAGTTAATGCTTGGTTACCGGTCACGCTGGTATAGCCATTTGTAGCAAGGTATTGGCTGCGATGGGTGCTGTCGGCGTAGCCGATGCGACCTTCGGCATCCTCATAAAGATAGCCAAGCCCCGATGTGGCCAATCCGCTTACTAGCGAATACATATCGGTTACTGAAGCTGTGCGAGCCATCAGCTCATAATCTCCAGGTGTATCAATCTCACCAAGTCCAGAACTCTCAGCATTTGCCCATGTAGTTGTGGCGTTATATGTATTCCATTGAGTAGCTGCTGGAACTTCAGTCCAACTATTAGATAGCGCGCCCGAAAGCAACGAATAAATCTGATTCCCGTCATAATCTTTTGATAGCACGCCATCGGTCAAAATCTTTGGTAACTTAGACAATGCACCAAGAGCAGTGATCCTAATTGCTTCATTGATGCCGCCTGTGCCGCTGGTTGTTACCTCGACCATTGAATCGGTAATGAAGCCCCCAAATATAGGCACATAAACATTTGATGAATTGCGCACCTTGATTGTAAGTCCGTCATTGACATCGATGGTGATTGGTGTGAGCGACAAATTGATGATTTCAATGGTGGCATATCCAGCACGCGGTTGGCTGTAAATATCGGTACGGCCTGAAACTATCGTCAAATTGGCCAGCGTTAAATCGGTATAATCGACCCCATTAATTGTCAGCTGCCAAGCTGGTGTCCATTGGGTCATAGAACTAGCGCGGCAGCCCCTAGCGCGCCCCTGCCGTATGAGCGATTCAATACATCAACGACTGTGCGCGCAACGCCTTCAGGATCGCCAGCCACGCCGATATTGATTGTTGGTGCAACTGTCACCATGCCGCTGAGTGGGTTGTACGGCGTAGTTGATGCTTGGCCAGTTAAAGGATTGTAAGTCATTGTTGGCGATGCATAACTGGAAGCTGCGGCAGCTGCGGAACTGCCCGATGCGGCAGCTGATGAAATGCCACCGCCACCGCCACCACCTGAAATTGATGGAGCGCTGATCGATGGCGTTGAAATCTTAGGCGCAGATGTTGTTGGAACACTTGGCACTGTCACGCTTGGCACGCTAGTGACTGGGATAGTTGGGATGTTTGGAAGCACTGGGATTGAGTTATATGCGCGAATAAGCACATTGATTCCCTTGACTGCTGTTTCCACGACATCTGCAATAAAACCAGCAATTTTGCCAATGATGTTGAGCGTTGTGCCAGCGATGTCACCGACTGTGCGGATGGCTGCACCAAGAACTGTGCCGATGACCGGCGCAACATACTTTTCAATGATTGCCCCGAACTTCTCGAATTCATCACGATTGTCCTCGATGATTGCCTTAAATTTGTTGAAGTTATAGACGATCGATTCCCACACTGGGATGAAAATACTTTTCAGCACATTGACAATGCGCGTGAATGACGCGCCTAATCCGGCATTGAAATCAAAGCCTTTGTTGAGTATTTCAAGCGCTGGTGCAGCGACTTGATTGATGAACTGAAATAACTTTTCCAAAATAGGCAATAGGGCAAATCCGATGGTTTCTTTGACTTCATCAAAAGCCACCTGCATCCGAGCGATGCGGCCGCTATATGTCTCGGCATTTGCCGCAGCTGCGCCGCCAAATAAGCTGGTGAGTTTGTCCTGCACTTGAGTGAATGACATGGTTTTCAGCTCGGCGGATGTAAGCCCTAAGCCCAATTTGCCAAGTGCGGCTGTATTGCCGTCATAAGCCTTGCCTAAGGCGTTTGCGACTGTTTCTAGCGGCTTGCCTGTAGCTGTGGCAACATCCAAAGCCACCTTGAGCAAATCTTGCGCTTTGGTGACATCCTGAGTGGATAGCGCTAGGCGTTGCAGCGCTGGGCGCAGTTTGTCATCAGCCACGCCAGTTGCAAGAGATGTCTGCAAAATGAATTTTTCAGTGGCGGCAATAGCATCATCAGTTGCGCCCGTTGCGTTTTTGAGCGCCAGTGCTAACTGGGTTTGTGCCTTCTCATCATCGATGGCCGCTTTGACCCCATCAATGCCGATCTTGACGGCGTAAGCGCCAGCCGCAGCTGCGGCCGCGACAAAGGCAGCACCAACCACTTTGCCAACTTTTGTGACCTTATCGCCAAAAGAATTGACATCGTTATCGGCTTGCTTCAGCGATTTGTTGAGGTTATCGACATCACCAAGAATCGTCAGCTTGAGTGTTCTACTGCCAGCCATTAATCGAACCTCTTAACTATCTCAGAAAATCCTTGCTCCCATTGCTTGATGATCTCAGGCTGTACGCTGCGCAAAGTTGGATAAATCCACCATCCACGCGAACCGCGACCCTCACGACCACTCCACACTGGGAACTGCTTATACTTATTCGAGCCAAATTCTGCCCCGCCCCACAAATCGCGTGTGGTTGCACCACCGCTGAATTTTTGCGCCGCGAATCCGTAACTGATCTCACCGAACTTGGATGATTTAGAAACTTTTGAACCTTCAGCGATTCTAGTTGCAACTTTTGGGATGGATTGGATTTGTCGTGCTGCACCTTTAACCTTACCCGATACAAATTCAGCAAGTGCATTTGATTTGGCTTTGGCTTGGTTAAGTGCTTCCTCATCCATTGCCTTGAAGCTGCGAGCAATGGCGCGTAGTTCAGCCTTGTCATAGCTGATCCCTTCACTTGCCATTTGCCCGCCTCTCCAAAATTTCTAATGCAGTCAATACGCTTTCCGCACTATCAAATTCGCTACTAGGCAACCCAGTTGCGATTGACAATTCAAGAATTGTGCGGCTTAAGCTTCCGACTGGATGGCTTTTGGGTCTGCATCGCCTACTTCGACATTTGCAACTGTTTCAGTCCAGACATCGATGGGCTTTACAGGCTTCCCAGCTGATTCACGCCTCATGGCGTGATAAGCAAGAAATACAAGATCAGCAATGCCAATTTTTTCTTGTGCTTGGCTGATGATGTTGCCCGTTTGCTTCTCCCACTTCACCCACTCCGGTGGGGCTGCCACATAGGTGGCAACCTCGCCTGAGTTATATGTAATTGTTATTGGTAACTTCATTTTTGCTCCCGTTCGTTATTCTTAACTGAATGTCTCGGATGGTGTTCCGACAACTGTGAATGATAGATCAACTGTCTGTGCATCCGGTGCTGTGCCGCCCACTGCTGGGAATACTGGCAAGACATTGAAGGCAAAGACTGCGCCGCTTGCAGCTGTAAGTGATGCCGCAAGGGTTGTGTTTGGTGCTGATTCGGTTGCTGACCATAGCGCCTCGCACAGCGATCCCGATGCGCCCCAGTCTGCGAGCATTGACACATCAAATGTCCACTGATCGTCAATGTGCTTGTAAGCCTTGCCGTCAAGTGTTTGATAAGTCTCGATTGTTGGTGAGTTAGATAGCACAGCTGATGTGGCTTGTGCATCGTAGTTTGTGCTGGCGATCGTCAAGGTGAGATCGCGGCCAGTGATGATCGTTGTAGGCACTTTTGCTCCTTAGTTGGTTTGAGTGTAGGTGGTGCTGACATTGATGTCGGCTGTGAGCATTGTGCTTGCACCGACTTCTAATGGGGTTGGCCGTTCGACATTGCCAACCACATATCCTGCGGGTATTGCCGCAAGAATTCCCATGATGAGCTGCTCCAAGTTATCCAATGAGGCAGGATTGCTGTTGTATTGCACGATTGCTGTAATTGTAAAATTTGCTTTGACTTTGATGGTCGATTTGCTTAAAAGTTGCTGTTCCAAATATGGCGATGAAGGCACAATGACGATTGCTGGCGGAATGGGTGATTCAGGCACATAGGCGTAGCTGGTGGCGGCCAAAGAATTGAAGGCAGCAGCTAGTGTTGTGCGTGTCCCAGATAATGTGGATGCGGGCATTACTGCACCACAGTTTCAACATCTAAAAATGGCTGTAGCAAAGTTGATACGCGGTTGGTCAAGCTGCGACCCATTCTGTAAGGCGTGCTGGCAAAGTCCACGCCCTCGATCTGTCCACCAGCTGCAATGCGGCTTTGGAATACCTCGACCGACACAGCCAAAATTGCTGACTGAATCGCATCATTGTTTGCATAGATTTCGGCAGCTGAATAACCGGATAAGGTGGCTGTGCCGGTGGGGATAATGTCTCGCAAAGTCACATCGGCATTTGTGATTGCAGCTGTAAAGTAATAATTGCCCAGCATGGCATCAAGTGAAGTGTTTGTGCCAACAACTGTCACTGTAGCGCTGAATGGTGCGGGCAGCCCTGCCACGATGATTGATTGGCCAGCGACAAAATGATGTGCGCGGGCTGTGTAATAAGTAGCGACATTTGATGTCAATTTGTAGGCATTGACTGCTGATGTATTAGCCACCAGCATGGGCAAAATTACGGCCTCGCTAGTGTTAATGATGTCATCGAGATATGCATCATTGTAAAGGCTTGAACTCACGCCCAGCACTGATCGCAACTGTGCAGCTGTCACAATGCTGGGCATGAGTTCTCCTTTTGATCGGCTCGGGTGACACGGGAGCGCATCACCCGATGATTAGTTTGGGCGATTAAGCCTTGTTATTCTTGAAAGCGCCTGCACCAATCTTGGTTGCAATAGCACCATAGCCATACATCATTACTGAGATTTGGCCGGATGCAATTACATCAGCGCGTAGCTGATAGGTTGGAGATTCGTACCATGTGTACGCTTCAGGATTAACGATGAGGATTGATCCATCGGTGTCTGTGCCGGCAGCTGTGTTGGCTGTGACATAAAGATCAAGGCCAGCGACATTGCCGCGAATTGAATCATTGCGAACAGCGCCACCTGCATTTTGTGGCTGCTGAGCCATGTAAATTGGTCGGCCGCTGTCGTTGAGTGTCATCACATTTGACCACTGGGATGTGTTCATAATGATGTTGCGAGCAAAGCCCTGTGTGTTGTTATAGACGGATGCAGCGCCGCGAGCGACAATGCCAAGCAATTCAGTTGCAGTTGGGTAAGTTGTTGTTGTTGTTGCATCTGCGGTTGCACCAGCAATGAGTGCAGCATTGACTGCTGTATCAGTTGCCTTTGCATATTGTGCAGCCATGTTGTTCATCAATTCGGTGATAAACAATGGGGATGAGCGGTCAAAAAGTTCGACTGAGAATGTCTGCTGACCAGCATATTTTTTGACTGTTACAGTCACAAATGCGCTGTTCTGATCTGTCTCGCTTGGAGTACCAGCCTCAGCTGTTTCCGCAACTGTTGGAAGCACAGTGATTTTTGGAATCTCGAAAGTCATGCCGGCATCTGGCAATGCCCCTCTGCTGATGGCATCGATGTTGCTTCTTGTGGCGTTTGCAAGGCCGTTGATGACTGTTGAAAGTTGGCGGGTTGGGATAAGACCTGCGTTGTCTGTTGTATCAGCTGCGGCTGCGATGTATGCGCGGGCTTCCTCTGATCCAAGTGCTGCCTTGATATTCATTTCAAGCTGCTTACCAGCTGAAAAGTCTAGGCGTGGCTTTGTATATGCAACAGCTTGTGCTGATGCGGTTACTGACTTTGCGGCTTCGACCGACTCTACGGCTTCCGCGTTTGTGACGGCGTTTTCCACTTCGTCTCCTTCTGTTAATTGGGATTTATCTGATTCCGGTGCGGATTCAGAATTTTCGTCATTGCCTTCTGTAGCTGCTACGCGTTCCACGCGTGCTGCATCAAAAGCGGGATTGTGGGTGAGTGCAACGCCCACGAGCTGAGCTGCTGACACAACCATCGTGCCATCCTCATTGTAAGCAAAATCTGTTGCTTCAGCTTCAACGCTAAATCCATCACGCAAGCCATCCATTGCTTCGATGAGTGCATCAGTTCCAGCTGAAGTTTGGCTGATCTTGAATGTTGCGCTCATGCCAGTTGCATCTGCACTCATGTCAATGCTGCGACCGATTGGGCGCGCTGAGTCATGCTCCAAATTAAGTTTGACTGCTGCTGGCTCGATCGATCCTGCCTTGAAAAGCACTTTGCCGGTTGATGCATTTGCTGCGACATCAAAGGCCACGATTTGTCCGGTAATTGTGCGGGATTCAGAATCGGCCGCAGTGATGCGCATGGGTGTTGTGATTTTCATAGCAATAGATCTTCTTCCTCTCGAATTTCCTCGACTGACATTGCGCCAATACGATTGAGAATCTCATAAACCTGCGCACGCTCCAAAGGATTGCCGCGCAAGAAATCATCAACATCAAATTTGACTTCAGTGCCAGTTGGCACAAAATCCATAAAACTCATTCGCTGTTCAATTACTGCCATGTAATTTCTAAAAGCAAAATCGACAAGATCACGCCGCTTGTCAAGCGCATTGCTATAAGTAAATGTTGATTGCTGTGCATCGACAAAGTATGCGGGAACTCCAGTCGCGCGTGCTAATTCAAGTGCCACATAATTGCGCGCCTCATTTAACTGGATTGACTTTGGATCGAATCCCAAAGTTTCCAGCGTCACATCAGCATTTAGAAACGCAGTTGATTTGTTAGATCGTGCAGTGCGCCATGAATTAAGTAATTTTGCAACGCGATCTGCCGGAAGCGATGTGCCGTTTGATTTCAATACCATTTGCGGAATTGGCTCATTGGCAAAATTCATTGCAGCCTTTTCTAGTGCAGCTGCGGCCTTAATTGTGCGGCCAGCGCGTGAGAGTAATCCCTCAGATTCGCCAGCAAATACCACAAGATAATTTGGATCAACATAAGTGCCATCGATGAGATATGCAGTGACTTCAGTTCCATTTGCATTTGTTTGTAGTGTTACGCGCTCCGGTGCAATTCGCTCCATTGCTCGAATTCTGCCCGTGTCTGCATATCTCTCAGTAACAAATGCATAAGCTGTTGGATGAAAAAATAAATCTGAAATCAGCCACGCCCAAAATACTGAACCTGCAATGCGTGGATCAGGTTGATTAATAACGCGCGGCGCTTGTACCTTCTCACCAGTTGCAATGTTGCGGCAATGCATTGGTAATGAAGCAACTGTCTGAATGATGCCAAGTGATCGTGCGATTGTTGGCACTGTCATTGCTTCAGTGCGTGATGCAGCCGTTCCGGTTATTGCAAAGAATGGCGATGCTTCAGGATATAACGGCGCAAGTGAAGCCTCGATGTCGTTTGTTGGTGCTGTGACGGCAGCACTTACGCGGCGTGGCACAAAAGCATCAAGATAACCCATGCCCAAATTCTAAAACTGCCCTACAACTTATATCACCATGATGTCAAGGTCATTCGATGGGCGTGTCGCAAAATGTGTGGCAAGCGCCGTAGCGACCGCGCCGCAGACAATGGCGTTGCTCGCCCTTCTCCCTATGACCCAACCGCCATCACCACGCCGCAGTTGAACCGCCGCCAAGATTTCCTCAGTCAGCTGTGCCTGTCCTCGATGTTTGAGCCGACCGCTATTGATTGCCGACAACATCTCATCGCACGATTGTGGATACGCCCCATCCATGTCATAAATCGGGATACCCGCTGGCGCTAATCTTGCAGCAACAGCGCCCGCAGATTTGCGGCTATATAACACATACTCCGTTGGATACTTGCGAGCATAATCGGCCAATTCATTGGCGATTGCTTTGTCATCCAGCTGTAAATCATTTGACCAAGTGTGCAGCAGCTTGACGATGAAAGATTCATCGGCCAACTTTTGAGCTGCAACAAGGCTTGCGTGCTTGCGATCGGGTGAGAGATCGATGGCCAGCCATGTCAGCTTCTCGGTATCTAAATCGTGGCTCTTGTCAAGGCACTTATTCCAAGCCCCAGCATCGACAATATTTTGGATGGCTACGACCCAACGCGATAACACTTCAGACATCACAACATTAGGCGGGTCATTCAGTACCGACCGGATATTGTCCTCATGGATCAGCACTCCCATGCTGGGATTTGCGTGGCGCGCATTTTCCAAGCTGATTTCATCGGTGGGCGCTGACCATTCCAAATAACAAATGTCATCATTCACGCCGCCAATCGATGCGAGCGCTCGCTCCCTAAAACTATTCAGCACCACCGATGTATTGTCACCAGCTGTCGAATAACTCATCAGCATGGGATTGGGTGAAGCCATCAAGGTGTAGCGCAGCGATGCAAATGAATCCATGTTGTTCATTTTCAGCAGCTCATCAAGATGGATTGTCGATGGTCGAGATATACCGCGAGCAGCTGAGCCACCAGCGCGCACCATGAATCGTGTGCCTTTGATTGTCTCCAGTTCCTCAGCCCCGTGATTCCATCGAATTTTCTTGACTTGCTTTGCCAGTGAATCATTGGCTTCGATTGTCCAAACCATTTGCCGGAATTGTTCTAGTGATGTGTTGAGTGTGTGCGCCTGTCCAATCTGCAATGGCTCATCCCATAGGAATAAACCACCCAAAATGCGCAGCTGTTGCAAATAACTTTTGCCATTTTGCCTTGCACAGACCAAGCAATTTATGGGGCTTGCCCACCTGCCATCGGGCTTGATTTTGTGCATGTGGATCAACGCGAACCGCTGCCACTCCATCAAATCGATCTTAAGACTGACTGCCAAATCAATTAATTCATGCCCGCGTGAAGGTAAATCGTTCAGCGGCGTGTGAATTCGCGGCGTTTGTACGCCTATTAGCGGCTTTTTGGCATCTGTCTCCCTACCCTGAGCCGATTCAAGCCTATTCGGGGCTTCTTGAGGCTCTTGGGGGCTTTTTTGAGCCTTTGCGCGGCTAGTCATGGCTTTTCGATTCATTTTTGGTATAAAAAGGAACAGGAAGGGTCGGGGGTGTCGGCG